GAAAGCGAGGATGAACTTTCATTGCATATGCAACTTGAATATAAACAATCTATTGAAATTGCAGAAGAGCAAGCTATTAATGCTGTATTTAATAAAAACAATTATGATTTAACACAACGTCGTGTAAATTATGATTTAACCGTTATTGGTATTGGCTCTACAAAAAATGAATTTAATAAGTCTGAAGGAATTAAAATTAAATATGTAGATCCAGCAAATTTAGTTTATTCGTATACTGAATCACCTTATTTTGACGATATATATTATATTGGCGAAGTTAAAAGTGTGACTATCAATGAGTTAAAAATGCAATTCCCAGATCTTACTGATGAAGATTTAAATGAATTGACTAAACAAGGCGTACAAACGCCCGCATCACATAATAGATTTATAAATGAAGATAGCGTACTTGATGCTAATACTATTCAAGTATTGTATTTTAATTATAAAACATATAATAACGAGGTATTCAAAATTAAGCAAACCGCAAGCGGAGCAGATAAAGCTATACGAAAAAATGATCAGTTTGATCCACCAAAAGATCAAAGAGCTCGTTTTGAAAAAGCGGCAAGATCAATAGAAGTAGTTTATGATGGTGCATTTATATTAGGTACTAAAAGATTATTGAAATGGGAGCTTGCTAAAAACATGGTAAGACCTAAAAGCGATACCACAAAAGTAATGATGAATTATAATGTTGTGGCGCCTAGAATATATAAAGGAAGAATTGAATCATTAGTGAGTCGTATAACTGGGTTTGCTGATATGATTCAATTAACTCATTTAAAATTACAGCAAGTATTATCAAGAATGATTCCAGATGGAGTTTATCTTGATGCGGATGGATTAGCTGAAATTGATTTGGGTAATGGTACAAATTATAATCCGCAAGAAGCATTAAATATGTTCTTCCAAACAGGTTCTGTTATTGGTAGATCATATACGCAAGATGGTGATGTGAATCCCGGTAAAGTACCAATTCAAGAATTAACATCTAATGGTGGTAATAATAAAATAAGTTCACTTATTAGCACTTATAATTATTATTTACAAATGATTAGAGATGTAACGGGATTAAATGAAGCAAGAGATGGTTCAACACCTGATAAATATGCTTTAGTTGGTTTACAAAAACTTGCGGCTGCAAATTCAAATACAGCAACAAGACATATATTACAATCAAGTTTATTTTTAACTATAAAAACAGCAGAAGCTATTAGCTTAAGAATATCAGACGTGCTAGAATATTCACCAACTAGAGATGCATTTATATCAAGCATTGGGAGATTTAATGTTGGGGCGTTAGATGATATTAAAAATATGCATTTGCATGACTTTGGTATTTTTATTGAATTAGCGCCAGATGAAGAAGAAAAACAATTACTTGAAAATAATATACAGCAAGCGTTAGCTAAAGATCAAATTTATCTTGAAGATGCTATTGATATTAGAGAAATAAAAAATATTAAGCTTGCTAATCAATTATTAAAAGTACGTAGACGTAAAAAACTTGAGCAAGACCAGCAACGCCAGCAAGCTAATATACAAGCGCAAGCAGATGCTAATTCACAAAATACACAAGTTGCTGCGCAAATGGAAGTGCAAAAAAATCAAGCACTTACTGGTCAAAAAGTACAGCTTATTCAAATTGAAGCTGAGCTTGAAATGCAAAAAATGCAACAAGAAAAAGAACTTAAGAAAGAACTTATGAAATATGAGTTTGATCTTAATATAGCATTAAAAGATAAAGATTCTCAAATGCTAAATGATAAAGAAAAATATAAAGAAGATCGTAAAGACGAAAGAACAAGAATACAAGCATCACAACAATCTAGACTTATAGAACAGCGTAAGGATAGAAAGGGTGAACAAGAATTTGAATCTGCTGGTAATGATACAATGGGTAGTGGATTTAATTTAGAAATGTTTGAACCAAGGTAACATAAGTTACATTTTTATTAATTATATATTATTTTATTATGGCTGAAGAAACAACCAATGTTGTAGAAACTGCACAAGAGGCGGTTGAACAACAAGCACAAGAACAACAAGCGGCTGAGCCTGCTATTGTTGAAACAAAAGATGATGATACCAATATCACTACTAGTGAAGATGGTACAATCAAAATTGATTTAAGAAAACAACCTAAACAAGAAGCAAATGCCGTTCAAGAACCAAGCACAGAGAGCAGCGTGCTGGAGCCAGTACAACAGGGCGAAGAAGCAGGGGAAAACCCCACAGTGGAATTGCAAAGCGTGGGAGACGAAGACAAAGTCATCGAGCTCGTACAGGATGAAGAGAAGGTAGAAGAAAAACAAAGCTTAGCGGATAAAATAAAAGATATACCGAATAAGCTTAAAGAAGAGTCAGAAAGTGTAAATAATAATCAAGAAGCCAGTGAGTTACCTGAAAATATCAATAAGTTAATTGATTTTATGAAGGATACAGGCGGAACACTTGAAGACTATATAAGATTAAATAAAAATTACGACGATATGGAAAGCATGGAATTGCTCCGTGAACATTATCGTCAAACTAAACCTCATTTGTCAGAAGATGAAATTAGCTTTTTAATGGAAGATAATTTTTCATATGATGAAGAGGTTGATGATGAAAGAGACATCAAAAGAAAAAAGCTCTTATTAAAAGAAAGTATTGCTGAAGCTAAATCAAATCTAACAAGCCTAAAGAGTAAATATTACGATGATCTTAAGTTAAGTTCAAAGTTATCTCCTGAAGCTAGAGAAGCGGTTGAGTTTTACAATAGCTATAAACAAGAACAAGATCAATCACAACAATTAGCACAAAAGCAAAGATCTGTATTTGAACAAAAAACAAATGAATTGTTTTCTGACTCATTCAAAGGTTTTGAATATAAAGTTGGCAATAACAAATATAGGTTTAATGTAAATGATGTTAACACTGTAAAATCTACACAAGCAGATATTAATTCCTTAGTTAGCAAGTTTGTTGACAATAATAATAATATGTCTGATGCTGCGGGTTATCACAAAGCATTATTTACAGCAATGAATGCTGATTCTATTGCTAATCATTTTTATGAGCAGGGTAGAGCTGATGCTATTAAAGAAGCAATGGCACAATCCAAAAATGTGGATATGAATCCACGTGGTACTCATGAAGCGGTTACAACAGATTCGGGTATAAAAATTAGAGCAATTAGTGGTGATGATAGTTCAAAACTTAGAATAAAACTTAAACAATAACTTAAAATCACACTGAAATGGGATTATTTGCAACAGGTGGATCGTTTCCTGCTGGGTTAACGCCTTCACCAACTAAAACACTTTTTTCAGGTAACTACCTTACTTTTGACTCTGGGTCAGGGGGTGGTACCTTTGCACAACAATTTTTACCAGACGTATACGAAAAGGAAGTTGAGCGTTACGGAAATCGCTCTGTTTCTTCTTTCTTACGCATGGTAGGAGCTGAAATTCCTTCTGCTTCAGATCAAATCATTTGGTCAGAGCAAGGAAGATTACATATTGCTTATGATGCAGCAGCTGCTAATACTGCAACTGGTGTTATCACTGAAGCTGGACACGCTGTACGCGTTGGACAAACTGTAGCTATTGCTGAAGGTCTTGTTACCGTTAAAGCTGTAGTTACTGCTGTAGCTACTGACACTTTTACTGTAAAACCTTACGGTGGAGCTGATCTTGATGCTGCAGGTCTTTCAACTGGTACTGCTGTAGCTGTAAAAGTATTCGTTTACGGTTCTGAATTTGGAAAAGGTACTGCTGGAATGGCTGGATCTATTGACGCTGGATTTGAACAATTTAGCAATTCACCTATCATTATTAAAGATAAATATTCTATCTCTGGTTCTGATACTGCACAAATTGGATGGGTTGAAGTTACTACTGAAAACGGTGCTTCTGGTTATCTATGGTATTTAAAATCTGAGCATGAAACAAGACTTCGTTTTGAAGATTATCTTGAAATGGCAATGGTAGAAGGTGAATTAGCTGCTGCTGGTTCTGCTGCTCTTGGTTCTGGATATAAAGGTACTGAAGGTCTTTTTGCTGCTATTGAAGGTCGTGGAAATATCTATCAAAACTTTAATTCTGGTGAAGGTACGCTTTCTAATGCTGGAGCTGATCGTACTGCATTACAAGATTTTGATGAAATTCTTAAAAATCTTGACAAGCAAGGAGCTATTGAAGAAAACATGCTTTTCTTAAACAGAGCTACTGCACTTGCATTTGATGATATGTTAGGAGCTGTAAATGCTCACTATAATGGTGGTACTTCTTACGGAGTATTCAACAACAGTGAGGATATGGCACTTAATTTAGGATTCAGCGGTTTCCGCAGAGGTTCTTATGATTTCTACAAAACTGACTGGAAATATTTAAATGATGCTGCTACTCGTGGTCTTACTGAAGATATTGATGGTGTACTTGTACCTGCTGGTACTTCAACTGTATACGATCAACAATTAGGTAAGAACATTAAGCGTCCTTTCCTACACGTTCGTTACCGCGCTTCTGAAGCTGATGATAGAAAAATGAAATCTTGGATCACTGGATCTGTAGGTGGAGTTTATACTTCTGATGTTGATGAAATGAATGTACACTTCTTATCTGAAAGATGTTTGTGTGTACAGGGAGCTAACAACTTTGTATTATTCAAATCTGTTACTCAGACTGCATAATTAGTAATGTAAGGATGAGGCGTCATTGCGGCGCCTCTATCTTTACTTTTTTACAATTTTATTATATTATATTATGGCTACAAAAACAAAGAAAATAACAGCCTCAGAACAAGACTGGGTTGTAAAAGATAGAACTTACGTATTAACTGGTAATAAAGCACCAATTACGTACACTTTAGCATCTAAACATCATAGTAGAAATCCACTTATGTGGTTTGATGAAACTAAAGGATATTCAAGAGAATTAAGATATGCTTCTAATCAGAAATCACCATTTCGCGATGAACAAGAAGGGTTTTCAACATTAAGGCATATTGTATTTAAAAACGGATCATTATTCGTACCAAAATCTGATCAAGCTTTACAAAAGCTTCTTTCTATATATCATCCACAAAATGGTTTAACATATAGAGAATTAGATGCGGTAGTAGAAGCTAAAGATGATCTTTATGATATTGAACTTGAAATTGCGGCATTAAATTTAGCAAAAGACCTAGATGTTGATCATGCTGAAGCTGTACTAAGAGTTGAATCAGGATCTGCAGTATCAAGAATGACTTCTTCTGAAATTAGAAGAGATTTACTTTTGTTTGCAAAAAGAAATCCTGCATTATTTATTAGTTTAGTAGAAGATGATAATGTTCAACTACGAAACATTGGAATTAAAGCTGTTGAAGCTGGAATTATTGTTTTATCACCAGATCAAAGATCATTCCATTGGGCTAGTAATAATAAAAAATTAATGGCTGTTCCTTTTGAAGAAAATCCATATTCAGCATTTGCTGCATATTTAAAAACAGATGAAGGTACTGAAGTTTACAAATCAATAGAAAAGAAACTTAAATAAATTACCTTATTGTGGAGGGTCACTATAAGGTGGCCCTTTATAATAATAATTAAAAAATATGATTAGCATCGATACCGTTTATCAAAGAGTGCTTGCTATATTAAACAAAGAGCAAAGAGGTTATATAACACCACAAGAATTTAATCTAAAAGCAAATCAAGCACAATTAGAAATATTTGAACAATATTTTTATGATTTGCAGCAATTCAAAAGAATGCGTGATAATAATACAGAGTACTCTAATATGGTAAAACTTATTGATGAAAAAATCAGTAGGTTTAAAAAGTCTGCTGCATTAACATATATGACTGATCATTTCCATTTTCCGTCAGATATGCATAAATTAGGTACGGTTATATACAATAATATTGAAGTTGAAAAGGTAGATGCAAAAGAAGTTTTGTATTATAATCAATCTCCTTTAGCTGCTCCAAGTACTACAAGACCTGTATTTATACAAAATGTAGATAATTCAAGTGGGCATTGGGGAATAAAAGTATATCCTACTACTATAAATAGCGGAATCAGTTGTACTTATGTTAGAAAACCAAATGAAGTACAATGGGCTTACACTGAAGTTAATGGCGCCGCTTTATATAATGCTTCTAACACTATTAATTGTGAGTTGCATGAAATTGATGAAACAAGCTTGGTTATAAAAATATTAAGT